CAAAGGCCGGGATGCCATGGTCCTCGAACAGCTTGCGCATGTCGTCGGCGTCAACACCATACGCATCAGCGATGTCCTCTATCGACCAGTCGTAGAACAATGACATGTTGTACGCCTTGAGCAGATCGTCGGTGCTGCTCGGGTCGAAGCCCTTGAAGTGCCGCAGTATCTTTTCGGCCTCAGTCTCCGGGACGTAACCACCACCACCGTCGCCGGGGCCAGAGCCGCCAATGGCGAACTTGCCGCCACCGCTGCCGCCGCCGTCATCGCCGCCGCCTTTGCCTTCGCCGTCCTCTTTTTCTTCCAGGATGGCCGCGCGCAAGGCATCCACGGCCGCAGTGACGCCGAGCACCGCTTCCGTGGTGCCCCGCACCGCATCGATTTCCGCACGGCTGGCGACCAGCAGGTCGTCCAGGTAGCGCAACTGTTCCTGGGCCGTCTCCAGCGCCTGTTCATCCACGCTGAGCTGGTCGCCGGCCGCCGCGCCCAGGGTTTCGAGCTGGAGGGCGAGCTTGAGCTGGGCCTCCTCCCACTCCAGGCGCGATGCGTAGGCGCTCTCGCCCATGCCGCCCCGCACTGCGTCGATAGCGCGCGATAGCTCGGCCTGGTCTGGCAAGTAGCCTGTGGTTGAGGCTGCGGTAATGGCGTCACCGATGAAGCGCTGCGCGCGGGCCGCAGCCATGGCCGCAGTCGCATCGACGGTGCCGCGCAGTTCGCGCACCTGGTCGCGGGTCAGGTCAACGATGGCGCGTTCCTGGTTTACGCGCTCCTGCGCTGCGTCCACGCGCGCGCTGATTGCGCTGCGCTCGGCTGCTACCGCACGCTCCAGCGCCTTGAGCGCGGCGTCCGTGTCTGCTTTGGCGGCGTCGCGCTTGGACTTTGCCTCGGCATTCGCGACGGCCTCGGCGTCCTGGGCGGAGTCGGTGACGCTGGCGAACGTGCCGGACAGTCCCAGCAGCGCGGCGGCGGTTTCTGCCGCGCCCTTGCCAGTGCCGACGATGGGCTCCAGCAGGTCGCCTACAGAGCCTTTGAGGTCGTCAAGTGACATGCCTGCGGTGTCGAGCGCGGCGATGCCAGCGTTGATCTTGTCGATCTGCTCCTGCGTTGCCACGCCGTCGTTGCCCAGCAGGCCGGGCAGCAGGCCGGCGATGTCGAGTCCCGCCAAACCCTCGATGCCGCCGCCTGCAAACATGTTGCTGAGGACGCTGTCGCTCAGTTGTTCTTTCAGCGCAGCCTTGGATGCCTCCTCTGTGTTCGCCTGGGCGAGCTTTTGCTCGACCAGGGCGCGGTACTTCTCGCGCGCCTTCGGGTCGTCGAGGTCGATGTCAACGCCCAGCTCATCTAGCTTTTCGCCGAGCTGCCGCTTTGCGATGTCTTTACGCTCCCCCTCGGTGTAGAAGTTCTGATAGAACGTATCGGCGTTCGCAGCCAGGGCCTGCGCCCCGCCTGATGCATTGAGCAGCGCCTCAAAGGCGCGGTCTGTCATATCGGCAAAGCCCACCAGCGTGTCGCCCAGGTTGACGAACAGCGTCTGGATTTCGCCGATCTGCTGCACGACGGCTGCGAGGTCTTCCATGCTGGCCGAATCGCCGATGGACTCCAGCAGCGTGTTTGCCCAGCTCGGCAAATCCATGTCGAGGAGCACCTGGCGCGTGTCTTTTGCGATGGCCGAGAGGTACATCTTCCACCCTTCCTCGCCATCTGCAAAAATCTTCGGCGCCCACTTCGAGGTGCGACTGTCTTCCCAGTCAAGGAGCTTTTGCCCGTCGCGCGAAATCCGCAGGCTGCCGAAGCCGGGGTCGTCGGAGCTGTCGTCGCTGTACGCGGTCATGACGCCGAAGTTGCCCCCCTTGCCCAGGGCCTTGCCAAGCCCGTTGAGGGTGTCGCCCACGGCGCGGGCCACGGCATCCACGCCCGCCTGGGCGCCCTGGGTGTAGCGGCCAGCGGTGCCCGAGCGCACGAAAACATCGTTACCCCCGGTGAGGGTGGTGCCGTCGTACTCGGCGGCGGCGCCCCAGTGCGGGGTGCCGGACTTATCGAACTTGCCCACCAGGGCTGCAATGCCGGCAAGGCCCGCGAGCGCCCAGCCCCAGCCGGGGATGGCGGCAAGGCCCGAGGCGCCCGCCCCAGCGCCAGCACCGGCACCGGCTCCCGCCGTCAGGCCCAAGCCACCGCCCCCTGCGGACAGCCCAAGGCCGCCGCCCGCCGTCAGGCCCAGGCCCGAGGCACCCGTTCCAAGCGAGTAGAGCGACCCCGCGCCACCGCCAAGGCCCAGCCAGCCCATGGCCTGGCTGCCCAGGTTGTACAAGCTGGAGGCATTGCTGGCCAGGCCCAGCAGATTGCCGCCGCTGCCCAGGCCCACGGCGTTGAGACCCTGCTGGATGACGCCGTTGATGACCAGCGACACCGGCGTCATGATCGCGCTGATCGTCGGGCGCAAGACCATGGTCTTGAACAGGTTGACGGTGGCGTCGGCCAGGTTCTCGGCCATGCCTTTGCCATCTTCAAAGCCGCGCATCAGCGCATCGGTCAGGCTGCGGTTGATCTCGTCCGAAGCCCGCGCCATGTACTGCTGTTCGGCCTTCGCCACGGCAGCGGCGCTTTCAATGCGCTGCGCGCGCAGCGTTTTTTCCCGCAGGGCCTGCTTCTCGGTGTCGGTGAGGGCCGATTTGTCGATGTCGGCCAGTTCCTTGGCGTATTTCAGCTCCACGGCGCGCTGCGCCGTGATCTTCTCGCGCTCGAGCGCGGTCAGGCCCGAGAGCTGCAGCTCGTCTTCGTAGGCTGCGGCCAGTTCCTGCGCGCCGCGCAGCAGCTCGTCCACATGCTTTTCGGCTGCCTTGTAGTCGGCCTGGCCCAGGGCGGTCACGTAGCGCTGCTGCGCGGCGATCTTGAGCTCCAGGCCCGCGATGTACTTGGGGTCGAAACTGTCGCTGCCCTGGGCCTCGGCCATCTGCTTTTGCAGCTCGGCCAGGGTGAGCTGCTCGACGGCCGTCCTGGACTTTCCCAGGGTGGCATTGGCGGCCTCTTGCGCGGCGGCGCGCTCGGTGATCGCGTCCGCATCCTTGTAGACCGCATCTATGCTGGCATGGTGGGCCTTGAGGGACTTTTCCAGCCCGTCGTTGCTGCGCAGTTGCACGCCCAGCGCGTCTGCAATGGCCTGCTTTTCCTGCAGGCGCGCGATGGTCTTGGCATCCGTCGTGCGCTTGAGAAGATCGCCGATCTTGAGGGACTCGCGCTCGCCCGCGTTCAGCTCGGACGCGCCCGCGCCCAGCGTTACAAGCTGCTCGTGGTAAAGCTTGGCGGCCTGTAACTGGCTCTCCAGGTTGGCGAGTTCGGTATCGGAGACCTTGATGCCGCCCGCGCCCTTGGCATCCTTGTATTTCTCCCGGATGGCGGCCATCCGCTTTTGCAGTTCCTCTTCCGTCGCGCCTGCGGCGGTGGCTTCGCCTCGGGCCTTGGCAAGCTCGCGCTCCATCTGCGCTTGCTTGTTGAGGAACTTCACGCCCTCCTGATCCCAGGCGGCCCGGGCCTTGCGCCTTTCGTTTTCTTTTGCAGCGGCCTCCGCATTAGCGTTTTCCGCTGCGATCTTGTCTTCCAAGGCCTTGACCTGAGCGCGTAGATCTTCGGTTTGCTTGCCTGGTTTGATGCCAAGGCTCGCGTTGCGCTCTTCCAAACGTGCGAGGTTTTCCCGGAGCTGGTCGAGGTTCTGCTGGTCCGTCGTGCCCCGGCCCAGATTGAGCATGGCGTCCCAGGCCCATGCCGCCGCGTCTTTGACACCGAGCCAGGCGGTTTCGATGTACCCCAGGTTGTTCAGGAGTTCGTCGGCGCGTGTCGTGAGCGCGTCTGCCCAGGCCTGCTGCGCCACGGCGCCGGCCGCGCTGGCGTTGCCCTGCTCGGTGAGTGCCTTGACCTGCTTGTAGACGCCATCCGTCAGGTAGTTGGTGCCCTCGTTGAGCTTGAGCGTTGCGGCGAGCGGGTCTTTGGCGAGCGCGGCGAACTGCTCGGCCGTGCTGCTGACGGCGGTGCCGGTGGCCCGCTCCCACCGGATGGAGGCCTGCGCGAACTGGCGCAGGCTGTCTGCGCCCACCTGGCCGGTATGCGCCAGCGCGGCCAGCGCCCGCGACGCCGCGCCCTGCGTGCCCACGATGGCGCTGACTTGCCGCGCCATGTCGCCCATCTGGCCCACGGTGGTTCCCGCCGCGTTGCCGGTCATGACGATGGACTGGCGGTAAGCGTCCGCCTCCCTGGAGCCCTGGGCGTATGCGGCAGTCGCCAGGGCAGCGGCGCCCGCGAGCAGGCCCAAGCCAGCGACAGCAGGCGTGATCGCGCCCAGCATGGCGCGCAGGGCGTTGCCCGCGCCGCCGAAGCTGTCCTTGATCTGGCCGCCCTGCTGGATGGCGACCATCCAGACCGGCATGCCGCTTGCCACGCTGGTGACCACGTCGGTCATCTGCGCGGGCAGCATGCGCATGGCCTGGGCGTGCTGGCCCGCAGAGATCGCGCCGTTGATGTTCGCCTTGGCACCGGCCTCCAGCGCGCGGATGTACTGCTCGGCGCCCTCGGTCACGCCAAGCTGGGCGGCGCGGTAGCGCAGGGCCTCGGTCGAGGACTTGCCCTGTAGCGCGGCCTGCTCACGCAGCCCGGCCAGGAAGTTGTCCTGCGCGGCTGTGGCCTGCTGCTTGGCGGCGGCGATAGCGCGCTGCGCCGCCTCCTCGGTGCGCGCGGCCTCGGCCGCTGCCGCCTGGGCGGTGCGCTGGCTTTGGAGCTGGGCGATCAACGGGGCGGCTTCCGCCGCCACGCCCACCTGGGCGGCGCGGTAGCGCAGCAGTTCCTCG